ATGCTGCGTTATCTGCAAGAGAAAGACAGTTAGATGAACAGAGAAGACAAAGAGAGCATGCTGAATTCCCTCAACGTCTGGCATCCACTTATACAGATTTTAACGATGTCTGTTCAACAGAGAATCTAGATTACCTAGAGTTTCATTACCCTGAAGTTGCTAATGCATTTAAGCATGCACCTGATGGTTTTGATAAGTGGTCTTCAGTATATAAAGCGGTAAAGAGATTTGTTCCTAATACAAATAGCTTAAAAGACCAGAAGAAAGCAGAGAAGAACTTCAATAAGCCTCAATCGATGGCAGCTTCAGGTATAACTCAGACAGGAGATACAGCTCCAATGCAGTTAGATGATAAGAGAAGAGCTGATAACTGGGCACGTATGCAAAAGGTAATGAAAGGCGGAAGATAATAAAATAATATCTGTAGTTTACTTAAATTTGGGCAGTCGGTTACATTTTGTAATCGACTAAACCAACTTAAGGATATATATGAAAAAGTATTTACTAATTTCTTTATGTGTTATTTTATCTTACTTCGCAGCCATACATATATTTAAAGAAATATGTTCAACAATAAGTCAAAACTTCTTTAAAGAAAGAAGTGAAGATTATTATGAATTTTATACCGACAAAGAAGGAAATATTACAACAAGATGTAATAGGGCTAACGGAAAAGTAGAAAAGTATTCAAAAGCAGCTTATCGATGGAGTGAAATATTATAAAATTCTTGTTGGATATTAAAACAATAACTTGTTAATGTAATATCAGCGTATCAGGATTTCGCTAATCCACCCCACTCTTAGGCCGTACACCACGATTCGCCATCGTAGACTGATTTATTGGTTTCGTCAACCAAGTATATTAAATCATCAACTACGAGGTATCCCGTGGCAAACGGTATCACAAATATCAATAATATGGCGCCAGAAGTGCCTTTGCAATTCTCAGAAGATTTATTATCTACGCCAATGTTCAATTTAATCCATAGTTTTGGATCTGATCTGCATTTTGCAGAAGCAAATATCGGTAAAACTACACGTATGAGCCGATACGAGCGTCTTTCAACAGACGGCGGTCAATTAGATGGTTCTGGTATTGATCCAGCACCTGAAGTTGTTGTTCGTTCTGATATTGATGCAACAATGGAAATATACGCTAAAACTGTTGTAATCAACGAGCAGGTCACCCTCTATGAGAACGATAAAGTTCTTACTAAGTTTACTGCACTTTTAGGTCAGTGGATGAGAGAAAAAGAAGATCTCCTTATGCGCGATCTTTATGCTTCATCTGTATCTTATATCAATGCGACAGGTGGTATCAATGGTGATCAACCTTCAGAAATTTCACGAAACGACGTCAATAACATCGAGCGTATCTTACTTGGTAACGATGCAAGAACAATGCTTGAAGGTAATGATGCAATGGATAAGTTTGGAACAGCTCCAACAAGAGATGCTTTCATTGCTTTAGCTTCTACAGATATCACACCAGACCTACAAAACGTTCAAGGTGTTCTATTAAAGAATGCTTATCCTCATCAAGAAGGATTAAGACCTGAAGAGTATTGCGCTATCTCTAGATTCCGATTCTTCGTATCTAGCAAAGCAGCAAAAATCCCAGGTGCTTCTTTACAAGGAAGAACTGTTTACACAATTCCTATGTATGGATTGGAAGCAGCAGCAAAGATCGAACAGAATAACTATAGCGCAATCCTAGGATATAGACCTCCTTATGTTGTGTCTAGCGTTGCTCAAAATAGCCAGTTATATGCAAAGTTTGCGATTGCACGTGCGATTACAAACCAAAACTGGATTTCTGGTCTAAACGTAACAGCAAGACTATAAGGAGACTCATATGGCATTTACAATTTTAGACGGTGGATCTTTTACATCCACTGGTGCTGGGGTTAAAATCCCTTTACCAAGTTCTGCTGATTATTTTAGAACTTGGAACATGACGCAATTAGCAGCAGCATCACCTTCAACTGTAGTTGGTGGTGAATGGTTTGGACCAAAATTTGGTGTAGGCCAATCAGCTGCTAATAGTGGACTAAGATGGAAGAAATCAGGATCAAGCGCGATCTTAATTGATTCTTTCTCAACAGCAACAGCAAGTGATGGTTTTACTTATGTAACGACATCTCCAGTTGTAGAAGCACAAGCTGCAAACGCGATTACTGCTATTACTGCTGCTAACCCAGCTGTAGTATCTCAAGTTAATACATATTCAACTGGAGATTTCGTAAGAATATATGGAACCACAGGAATGTTACAGATTGCTGGTATGGTATTCCAAATTTCTTCCGTATCTGGTGCTGGATATACATTGTTAGGATTAGATGCATCTGGTTTTGCAGCAGCAGCTACTGCTGGTTTCACAAGACGTGTATCTAAAAACGCAGCTGTTGATCCTGAATATCTTTACATTACAAAGATTACACAGGCGACTCAAGCAGTGGTTACAACTTCTGTTGATCCATCTCCATACTATGTAGTTGGAAATAAAATTCATTTTAGCATTCCTGCTGGTTTGGGTATGCAAGAGATGAATCAATTAACAGGAACTATTACTGCTGTATCAGCTGCTAACTACACGTTGACAGTAGATATTGATAGCACTAATTTTGCAGCTTTTGCATTCCCTGCAAGTGCTACATCTCCAACTGCTTCTTTATTTGCTACTTTGGCACCTGCTGGGTCTCAAACTAGCTATTATCCTGTTACTTTAGTTCAAACTGGATATGAGTTTCAAAAAACGCCATTCCACAGCGGTCAGTTCGTTCCATATATGTTTTTGGCCGGGGGAGCAAATTCGCCCGCAGGAGCTAATGCCGACGTGATTAATTGGATGAGTTATAAACTCGAAGTTTGAAATTAATTGACGTGATATGAGTTTTTAATTCATTGGGTAGTGAGCAATCACTACCCTTATTTCATAAGGAAAGTACATGGATAAGCTAATTAAAAAAGACAAAGCAAAGATGGGTAAGATGATGGATTCTTTAGCGAAGAAAGATAAACCTCGCGATAAGAAGATCGAGAAGTGTGATAAAATGATGAAGAAAAAGAAATAAATGAGCGCCAACACATTTTTGCCACCATCTCCAGTTGTTCCTCAGTTTTTGGTAATAGAAGATATTACTACAACATCTCCTATGATTATTACTGTTACCACGGATAATGATTATGTGGTAGGTCAATTGGTACATTTAAGTGTACCTGAGACTTATGGAATGTTCCAGGCGGATCAATTAACAGGTACAATTATAGCAGTGGACGATACAAATCTAATATTTACAGTGGATATAAACGCAACACAGTTCGATACATTTGTAGCTCCACCAAACTTTACAGAAAAGCCAGCAACAATAGCACCGGCTGGTTCAAGAAATATATATAACAGCACAACAGTTCCATTTCATTCTCAAGGGAATTTTGGAAATTAAACTAAAGGATAGTCATGACCCAATTATTAGTTACTGAATCAGGTGAACAACACGGACTTATAAATTCTGTAGCAAATAGCGTAGAAGACAATGGTTTTAAGCATATGAAGCCAGAGGTTAAGACAAAGGCTGAGAAGCTCAAGAAAGAAGAGCATCGTATCGTTAAAGCTAGATATATTAACCATCGTGGTGACCATGAAAGATTAACGAAGCCGTATTGTCGTTGGGCGGGTGATCCAATTGATACTTATCATTTGATTCCAGGACATACATATGATTTGCCTATGGGATTAGTAAACGAAATAAATAGCAGTCCAGGCCTTGCAAAGAGAAGTGATCTCTTAGATTCTAAAGGATTACCTACTATTAAGGACGGGAAAAACGAAAAATTGCATGAACTTGTTCCTGTAGGATTCTAATAACATAACAAGGTTTTAAAATGGTCACACAAGCATCATCTACTTTAGCAGATATTAAAAGAAAAGTCAGAAGACTGACAACTTCTGCGAGTACTGCTGCTTTGTCAGAATCAGATTTAGAGTTCGCGATCAACACCTTTTATAATAATGATTTTCCATATGGTATTAAACTGGACCAAATGCGTTCAGTTTATACCTTTTATACTACTCCTTATATTGATAGGTATCCATTGGATGTTAACTACAATCAGGGAGTTAGAGCTCCGATGTATGTTGATGGTATCCAAGGGAATTTCTTTAAGGATAGAGATCAATTCTACAGAATGTGGCCTAGATGGCCGACTAAATTCCAACAAGCAGCAGAGACGTTAAGTGGTACAATTATAGCTGCAACACAGGCTAATCCTTGCCAGATTACGAGTAACAACCATGGATTATTCACCGGAGATGTTGTAACAATAACTAGTGTTGTTGGAATGGTTCAGCTTAACGATAACCCCTATACAATTACAGTGGTTGATGCTAATAATTTTACTTTAAACGATGTGGATGCAACTCTATTTACTGCTTATGTATCTGGTGGTACATGGACTGGTTCTAATAGATCCTTTATATTCACTGTTGGAACTGTTCCAATATTGAGTAAGGAAGTAATCATCGGAGGAGTCGATACATCAGGTAATCCAATCACTATAGCAGATGATGGAAATGGCAATCTCTTCTATCAAGTGCCAAATCCTGTAGTATCTGTTCCAGTTCAAGGGATTAATTATCCTGTTGATGTACCCAACGCTCAATTCCCTAATATCCCAACTGAATATTCTTTAAAACCAATTCCTGGAATGAAAAACTTAAACGACTTTAATCCAGGTCTTTATAAAATAAGCTCAATCGGTACTGTTAACTACGTAACTGGTAGAATGAGCTTCATCCTTCCATCAGGTGTATCTCTTGCAGCAGGCACTCTTCTTACTGTTAGAGTTTCCCAATACCAACCAGGTCGTCCTTACTCATTAATGTTTTGGAATAATGAATTCACTGTTCGTCCAGTACCAAAAGAAATACATAAGATTGAAATCGAAACATATCTTACTCCATGTCAATTTCTAGAAACAAATCAAGATCCTATTCTTAATCAGTGGGCGCAATATATCGCATATGGAGCAGCAAGAGAAATCTTGAGAGAGCGCCAAGATATGGAAGGCGTTGCTAATTTGGAAGAAGGGTTCTTAAGACAAGAAGCTCTTGTTTTAGAAAGACAAGGCGTTGAAGAAATTAACCAAAGAAACACAACTATATACTCATCTACTGTTCAAACTCAAGGCTGGAATAATGGCTTTGGAGTTGGGTGGTATTAATGGGTGGATACAAGCCTCTAAAAATCGCTGGTTTCACGACAGGACTTGTGCAAGAACGTGAAGAATTCCTGCTACCCGATGATGCTTATCCAACCCTCGAAAATGCCTATGTTTGGCGTGAAAGAATCAAAAGAAAACAAGGATACGAACTACTTGGAAGATTAAGAAGGGTTTTTACTGGAGCTACTATCGGTAATTCTGGAGCTTCTCCTTGGACATTTAGTATTTTTGCAACAGTTATCCCTCCCATCGCAGAACCAAACGCTGAAATAGAACCTGGTAGTGTTGTTATAACAATTGGAGCAAACGTACTAATAGATCAGGGTGACGGTACTTTAGCAACGAATCCAGTATCTGCCGTTACAGGTGTTATAAACTATTCAACTAGTGTTGTAACTATAACGGGTGCTGGTGCTGGTATTGCCTCAACTATAGATTTTAATTACTATCCTGGTCTTCCAGTTATGGGATTAAGATCTAGAGAACTTAATAATATAAATAATGAACAATTAGTCGCATTCGATACTACATATGCGTACATATTTGGAGCTACAGGTTGGCAAGAGTTTATTATTGGAACAACTTGGACGGGAAGAGACTTTGATTTCTTTTGGTCGACTAATTATTGGGTAAATGCAGCTAATGAAAAGTTATTTTGGGTTACCAATAACTATAGAACTGGAGCCTTAGGTGATCCAATTAGATATACTAATGGAACTGCTTGGAGTTCATTTGCACCACAAACTACTGCTGCAGGTGGACAATTTCTAGAGCAATGTTTAGCTATTTTACCATTTAGAGGACGATTACTTGTTTTCAATACTTGGGAAGGTGCTAATTTAGCAACATCTATTAATTTCCCTCAAAGAATTAGATGGGCTGCGATAGGAAATCCAATTCCAAATGGAGCTTATCAACCTTGGATAGATGATATTCGAGGTCAGGGTGGATTTTTAGATATACCTACAAGTGAATCTATTGTAGCAGTAGGATTTGTTAGAGATAACCTAGTTATATACTGTGAACGTAGTACTTGGCAGCTAAGATATACTGGTAGATCCATTGCACCATTTCAGATAGAAAAGGTTAATAGCGAACTTGGCGCAGAAAGTACCTTTAGTGCGGTGCAATTTGATACTTCTTTAGTAGGTATTGGCGACAAGGGTGTTGTTGAGTGTGATAGTTTTAAAAGCGAACGAATTGATATTAAAATACCTGATCTTGTTTTTTATTTTAATAATGATGCTGAAGGTCCTTCTAGAGTTCATGGAATAAGAGATTTTCAAAAGAGGTTAGCTTATTGGACATATCCTTATAAACCAGATCAAGAACCTACCGATGTATATCCTAACAGACGATTAGTTTATAATTATGAGAATGATTCATGGGCTATCTTTACTGACTCATTAACTACTCTTGGAACTTATCAAGCTCAATCTGGTCGTAGATGGATTGACTATACAAAACCGACAGATACTTGGGCGAGACAAAACGTTCCCTGGATTTTTCAGCAATCTTTATTTCCTTCTATTGTGGGTGGAAACCAACAAGGTTTTGTAGAGTATTTAGATTTAAGTACTACAAATGATGTAAGTCTAA